CATGCATTCACGCCATGAGCGCCCCCGCAGTGCGGGCTATGCCCGCCAACTCACCAGCAACGGCAACCATGGCAGAAATATCCCGAACGCCATGGCCCATCGCGTGCATTGCGGCAATGGTCTTGTCCCATACAGAATCGGAATGCACAGGATGGTGAGAGTGCGAAGACTGCGCGGGGTTGTTTGGCGGAAAACGCACGCGCCACTCGCAAGTTACAAGAAGGGTAAGCCCAATCCCATTCGGATTGAGGATACAAATAGGAGCGAACCCAATGTTCGTCAACCGCTCGCTTGCGTTGGGAGCACTGGTGTTGTCCCACGGAAACGGACCAGCAATTGGTGCCGAGGCCGAAGACAACTCAGTAAACTGAGCCAACGCATTCATATTAAAAGGTACGGCGTCGATTTGAACACCGCGAAATGCAAGGCGGGCGGCTGCAAGGAGACGCGGGGCGTTGTTGTTGATAAACTCCCCGCCCACGGTGTCCCATGAACTGGCGTTACCACCATAGGCAGGTTGAGTCTTCCAACGTCCCACGTACACCGTGCCCGCCGATGTTTGCACAGCCTCGGGATTCAGTATCTGCACACTCAACGCGGAAGGCACGAGCGTGCAGCTGTCATAACCCGTGGGTGTGACGAAAATAGGGTAATTTGCGGCGAAGTTGACGTTGGTATTAATCGGAGCCCCGGAGCTGCCCACCTGAGGGTAAATGACAGCCGTTGGTGCCCAGACGAGGTCGCTCTTTCCGCCCTGGCGCTGGAAGGTACCCACCAAGAAGTGTGCCGCATTGTTGCTCGCGAGGTTGAGCGTAGTGCGACAAACAGTATACTCACCAACAGCACGTGGTAGTGCAAGGTGGCCGGGCTTGAATGCGTCAAGCGCTGCAACGCAGCCGCGCACGCTTGGAGCACGTGGCATGAGGCTGACATTGAACGGGCCCTTGGCGATACCACCAACCCCTTGTTGGATGCCTTCCAGCGCGGGCGGCCCCTTAGATTTGGCCTTCTGTTGAGGCTGCTTCTTCTTAGGGGCCTTACGGCGCTTACCGTTGCCGTTCGGAGCCATAGCTTAAAAGTGCGAGTGGTGCGAATTGCAAGGGATCGCTTGTGTGCCAAAAAGGGCACCATGCACGCAAAATGCGGGTGGATTTAATTAAACGCTTACAACGGGCGAAAACACCCGAGGGTCCGTAGTCATTCCGGTGGAACCCTGCCAACCCATGGCGCGTCTCCGCGCCCGGACCAGTTTCCGCCAAAAGGCGTAGGGTGAGGGGTTCCTACCGACGGGGCCTTCGTCGGCTGGCACAGCAAAAATTGCTACCGAACACGGCGTTACTCGTGCGCCCCGCTGGCCTTCACCTCAGCTGTGGGAACATCTAGGGCACCCTGCGGGGTGACGAATCCTACAGGTCCTAGACAATGACAGCCCCAGGCTCGCCGCTCCCCACCACCCGGGGTGCGTTGAAGAATAAGGGTGACTTAACGGGCCCACCCATCTAAGCCCGGCCGCGATTCCCAAAACCATTCTCTGCGACTACGTCATCTCACCGGTGGCATTTCCTCCACCGGCCCCCAAGCAAAAGTTTGCGATCCTTGTGAATGCATGCAACGGGCGCATGCCCGCTAGCACCAGCTGCGGGGTAGGTACTCGCGAGATGCGCCCGGCTCGCGGGTGCAACGTTCCCAGTCCATGCTCATGAACTGGGTGATCTCCTCATTCGTACAGCCAAACCCAGTGGCCTTGAGGTCGTCCATCTCATCCAATATGTTGTAGCCCGCGTTGCGTGCCTTAATAATCCCGACAATGTTGTCCGGACCGTCCTCAGCATGCTTGCGCAATAAATCATCATCAAACAATTTGACCTCCACCTGATGCTTAACGGACAAGGCAGAGGCTCGATCCAGGAAAGCCTGTGAGATCGTTGGTGACAATCCGGAATAGTTGTGCGCGCGCGACAAGCAATAGCTGATACTTGCCTGGGCGAGTTTCTTGACGTCACCAGTACGGGCGCCATGCGCGGCAAAACCAGAGGTGCTGCATCCACCTCTTGTGAAACACCTTGCAATGTCAGGCATCCACTTGCCGGTCGGGCCAAACTGGTCAATGGCCAGCTTGACACCGACAAACTCGCCCACCTCCTCGCCGAATTTGAGCTTCATCTGATGGCCGACACTATTCCAATCATCGGTCACGTTCTTGATTTGCTCATCGGTCAAGGGGGGTGATGTATTAAGGCCGCTATCATCACCCTCCAGCGCGAATGCGGTCCACCTCACATTTCCCCATACGTCTGTGCCACGGCGTCGGCTGTCTTGCATGAACAGCTCACCTGGACTTTCATAAAGGACTGCGGCCCACATGACCGCGTTAATTATCCAGTTGAGAATGGAGGTGCCGCGATCGCCTGAACGGCGGATTGAGTCAATAATGACCCAAATGGAGCACTGGGTTGCTCCGCCTCGGAAGGGTAACTTCAATTTCTTCTTAGTGATCACTTCTTTCACAGCATCAGCCCACTCAGGCGGTATGAAGCCCACCTTTGTTAGATATTCTATCACATGCCGTATGAGTGGGTTCTCAATGGCGTTGCGAAGGTCTCTGGAGCATCTGCTGTCCCATGCCTTCCCATCCCCTTCGATGAACTGTGAATGCTGTGTGCATCTCAAGCCTTTTAAGACCTCTGGCATAGCAGTAAAACGGTCTCTGCCTTTGGTCGTTCTTTGTGGGAACTTACGCTTAATACAATGCTCCAGGCAGGCCATGACGGCGAGTCCAAGGACCTGCCCCCGGTCACCGTCAGCAATAAGGATGCGTGGGGGCTTCGATGGATCCATCGCTTCATGTTTTACGCTTACCTCGGGCATGTAGCGTGGCTTGTACTCTTTCCAGAGCTGCTCCACAGCACGTTCAAAACGTTCCATCGACCACTTGCGTGATTTCAGGTCGTCATGGGCGCCCACAGTCATAAGCCAATCATCAATCGCCTTGCGGTTGAAAACATAATATTTCATGCCGTTGACGGCGTGCCAAATGCGTTTCTTCAGACTGGCACTCGGCTTGTATTCTGGCTTAACTTTGGTGATGCGCTCAGTGACGCCCTTGACCACGTTTGAAGCACTCTTCTGAGGCACTACTGGCTTCTCGGACATCGGGGCAACAATAGCGCCCACGACATTACGTACCTCTTTTGGGTCGTCTACAACACCAACGACGGCCGGGAACTCGCCATCTATGATGTTATTATCGTCCGGATGCCATTGACGCGCCTGCATGGTGTTCGCAGGGCATGAGGTGGCAATCCCAGCCAACTCAGCGTCGGCTGGGGTCGTGGAGGAGGTGGTCGGCGCCGTGCCTATGCAGGTAGACGGCGACAACGCCGGTGGGCAGCATGAGCCGCTCTCCGGCTTCAACGGTTGCTCCGGCGGCGCCGATGTCTCGGAAGTACTCGGAGGCAGAGTCTCCGTCTGCTCCGATCCAGACAGCGCCGTCGAGTTCTCGGCAATCTCGCAAGCAGGCAAGCTCTGCAGGATGTATCCCCGGCATGCACTGTACGACAAATAACTGACAATCGCCGCGAGAAGCTTCGCAACCGGGCGCGCCAGAATCCGAGAGAGTAATGCGCCAGCGTAAAGCCGGGAAGACATATAGTAGCAAATCATCCGAAGAAGCATGACTTGACTCACTTTGTACGTCATCCCAGCCACCGTGAAGCAAATCAGCTTCTCCGGAATCCCCATAGGGGGAGCCACCCGTGTCCCCGAGTCCATTTCCGCGATCGCACGGGGCAACACCAGCCTCATCGCTGTATCGGTGAGCTGGTCCGTCCGTTGGCCCCGCGCAACTTGCAACAAAGCCGATCGCGTTTGGAACTCCGTCGATTTCACGTTCACGTGATGAGTGTGGTTCACCACCAAGTCCGTGACTGTCGACCTCGGGGCATTGAAGCTCACCGTTTGCCACGTCGCTGGAAACACCAGGCAGTAGACCTGCCTCAGCAACCAGTTGTCCGGCCTCCACGTGTACATGGTTGTCCTCCATGTCACCCTCACCTCGCCCTTGGAACGTTCCAATGCAGGCACGATCCATGTCCCCTCAGGCACGAAAGGCTCGTGCCAAACACTCATGCAATTAAGATCACCGCAAGAGTGGGTCTGTAGCCGAACCCGAAGGTCCCTCCCTCCGACCAACGAGGGAGATTTCCGCAGTCTAGCTCAAGGATTGGGGTCGC